ATCGCAAAAAATTAGAGTCCCAATAGACCTATGCGAATACTACGAGATAGCAAATAAGGATATGATGATATTATTAGGATATTAGGATATTAGGATATTAGGATAATGATATATATTAGTTTTGATATTGGGGTTAAGAATCTTGCTCTATGTATATTAAGACAGACAGAGATATTGGAGATATTGGATTGGCGTATCATAGCATTAGCTTCATGTAAGAAGGAGATTAAGGGGATTGATGATATATCTGAAAGAATATATATTGAGATGGATAATATAATTGGTGGTTTAAAAAATAAGGGCATCAATATGATAGATTATGTATTGATAGAGAATCAGCCTTCTAATTTAAACGGGATTATGAAAACTATCCAGCATATAATCTACGGATATTTTAGTTTAGTTAAATATTGGGACAAGGAGGTCGGTAATGTTGTCCTCGTAAATGCTTCATTGAAAACTAAAAACCATACCTATGTTATAAATATGGAAGCGAATGCAGCGAATGCGGCGAATGCGGCGAATGCGGCAGATGGAGGAGAGGCGAGGAATAAGAAGGGATTTAGGAGGGATAAATATAAGAATAATAAGATGCTTAGTATTGAGTTGTGTCGCGAATATATTAGCGAGAACGAGCAATTAAAGAAGAGATTTAATGAAAACAAGAAGAAGGATGATTTGAGCGATGCGTGTTTGCAAGCTGTATCATATATTAGAAGTAATACGAAGGGAGATATTACAAATAAATATAATAAATTATATAGTAGTGGTACATACTGTAATGAAGATAATGAAAAAGAAGAGGCGTCCTAAAATATTGATAATAATGATGTATAGCAATCACGCTTTGAATAATATAAGAAAGATGCGCTTTAAAAAATCTATAAGAAACGCAAGATTATGTTTTAGATATTGGTACGATGAAGAAGGCATCGCCAAATTATTGAATAATCTTGATGATAAATTGGATGCTATTATAGTCTCTGGTTCTGATTATCGCATAGTTGATAGAAGATCTCCCAAGGTTCCTGAGATAATATTTAAGCACGCTAACAAGATACATATATTAACTATTTGCTACTCGATGCAATATATCGCTGTAAGATTTGGGAAGTTCTCAAATGTCCGAACGAGAGATGCTGGATATGTTAGAAACTATGATAGACCTTTAAAAATAAAGTATCCTTTTGATATTGTAAAGACAAGATATAGGTATAATCATAATGATATTGTTATCAAAGTAGGGAAGAATATTGAGAATGTAATGAAAAGGAAAGATATGATAGATATATTATATCATAAGAAGAGGGATATATTGGGGGTACAATTTCACCCAGAATATTATGTAAAATCCGGGAAATTATTTTTCGGCACTTGGTTATCGTGGCTATCTCGTAGAAATAGCTAATGCTAATATGGAAACTTATTTTTATTAGAATATTAGAATTAGAATTCAAGAATGCGTATTAATAAACATTTAAAAATTATAATAGATATATAAACATTTGATACCCAAATAAATATATAATATGGCTTTACTATCAAATTTTAATAATAGAAATGATGATTTAATTGAATTGAATAGAGAAAGTTTCAATAAGCAACCCTTTAGTTTTAATATACCGGGAGGCGGCAAGCAGTCCAATATAGCTATTAGTGAAGAATTGTTTAACAGGAAAAAAATAAGCGACGATGTCATATCAATGTCTTCAGGTGGTTCTTCGCGCGGAAGTTCGTCAGGTGGTAAAAAGAAATATATGAAAAATATCGGCAATATATATCGCAATAAAGATAGGATTGGTAGAGGTTCGCGAATAGAAAGTGAGAGCGATAGTGATGAGAGCAAAAAGAGTTCAAATCGCGGCAAGATTAAGAAAATATATGATGATAATGTTAGCGAAGTAAGCAGAGCCAGCAGAGGCAGCCGCGCCAGCGGAGGCAGCGATGAAAGCGACGAAAGTAGCGGAAGCAGTGTAGGAAGCGATGGAAGCGATGGAAGTAATGGAAGTAACGGAAGCGATGGAAGTAATGGAAGCGATGGAAGCGGAGAAAGCGATGGAAGCGGTGGCGGAGGAGGCGGAGGCGGAGGCGGCGGTAGTAGAAATAAAAATAAGTTTTTGAGCCCTAAGGAAATAATAAAGAACGAGATAAATGAAAAGAGAGAGATAATATATCAGCTGGACAGAATGGAATCTAAGGGATTTAAGATACCCTTCAAGTTCAATATGAACTCTGATATTGAAGAGATGAGGACCGAATATAATAGGCTTATTAGAGAAAAGGAATTGGATGGGAGCGTTAGATTTCAGCAAAAAATGTTGATGGCTTTTATCTCGGGGACTGAATATATTAATGGGCGTTATGATCCGTTTTCTATTAAGCTGGATGGGTGGTCTGAACAGGTCAATGAAAATATCAATGATTACGATGATATTTTTGAGGAATTGCATTATAAATACAAGGCGACTGGTAAGAAGATGGCGCCCGAATTGAGGCTCTTTGTATCACTATCGGGGAGTGCATTTATGTTCCATTTAACGAGCAGAATGTTTAAAGAACAGCCGCTCCCTGATGTAGAGAATGTTCTCCGTTCTAATCCCGAATTAATGAAGCAGTTTCAAAATGCAGCGGCAAAACAATATGTAATGGGAAATGGCGCTCCGCAACAAATGCCGCAAATGTCTCAAAATCGCGGGTCAAGCAATGATAATATGGGCTTATTCAATATGGTAAGTAATCTTTTCGGTTCTTTAAATAGCGATCCAGTACCTTCAAATATGCCGGCATATGCGCAAAATATGAACGCGCAAAACAGAGGTATGGCTTCGCAGCCCAACGATAAAAAGCAATATGAAGATATAGATAATATAATTAAGAACGTTCATAGCAAGATATCAATCGATGATAGCGATAATAACATAGAGACTCTTTCAGTTAGCGACGAAGAGATAACTTCAATCATAGAGGATACTGCGGATATTCAGATATTAAAAGGGCGAGGAAGACCCAAGAAGGGCACGCGCACATTAAATATATAAAATACGAGGGATATAAGGGGTATAAGACTGCTATTGTTTTTTAATATGATATATTATGAATAAAAATAAGGGTTATAAGAGGGGTAAATTGTGAAATAAATAGGTATTGGCTATTTATCTATTTTTTCTAAGATTGGTTATTTTTTTAGCGGATTTATTAACAAAGCTGCCGACTTCTTTAACGGATCTAACGATTCTATCGGGGGTGCTGCGTAGAGATTTCATCGGGTTGCGGATAGTGTCTTCTACTTCCTCTTCAAATACCTCTATCTTGGATAATAGGCTGCTTAGGGTGCTCAATAGGATAGGGATGATAATTATGGTGAATAGGAGGGTCAAGAAGAGGAAGAGGGATATCATTGTACCTACTGAAATGATATCGCGGCTTAAATCCTCGGAGCATTTGCATTTTTCGTTGGTTAAATATCTAACATATTCAAAAGCGTAGTATATGTACACGACAAACATTAAGAAGAATATGAATGTGGCGATTGACAGTAATTGGACTACTACATAACCCATGCTTTTAGCGATAGATTTAAGCGATATAACAGAGGTTATTATGAAATAACCGAGGGCTATTACAGTGAAGTTCTTGATAAAATCCTTGTTGGGGTGTTCCGAACATTCACACCCCATATTCTCCAGCTTGTAAATATAACTGAGGATTATTAACAATAATATAGCAAAAATTGCTTGGATTATGGCACTACTATAAAAAGATAAGTTATTTTCACTCTCTTTCATTGTACTATTTCTTACTCTATACTATTATATAGAAATAATTTTTTTATAATTCAATAATATTATAAATAAAAAACTTAGTAGAATTATCCAAGTTTTTAATATTTATATTTTTAATTTTATCTATTATACTATTATATTTAGCGATAGCCAGGATTTTATATAATTGTTCCAGTAAAATATCCAGAATATATTTATAGATATCGGTATTATATACAATACTAACTATATAATCTGCGATATTATTTAGCAATATTAGCAGTTCTTCGCGTTTATATTTAATCCATATCTTATTAATATTATTTATCCCACGCTTCCACTTGGTATATTCGCAATACATATCGTATTCGTCGTTCAATACCAGAAGATTGTTTTCGTATATATATTTCGGCGGATCCCATTCCTTATTGTTAATGTAATTATCCCAGAGCTTATCTAACATCACGCGGACATATTCCTTGTCAAATAAAGCGAGTATATTTATATACAGTTCATCGTCGCTCGTTTTAATATAATTCCATATAATCATAAAAATATCATCCTTGTTATCGTTATTATCATTTACAGCGATAATTTCCTTAATTTTCTCGTAGATACTATCCTTGTTTTTAATACTAAGTTTATTTAAATTACCTATCAAACACCTTTTTAGCTCGGATTTCTTGGTGAAGTCGGGTATTATGATGTGAAATCTTGATTTAACCTTGGGCTTATTATACTTCTCCTTATTATTGTATATTTTTTTCGCCCATATCATTTTGGGGTCATAATAGGAGTTGAAACACGAATATGTATTTTTAATATCTACGGCTTTATCCAAAATATTGCGCGGCACATCTACGGAATTATATATATCTCTAAATTGTTCTATACTAATCTTGATGATTTGTTCGTCCATTATAATTAGTTATTATAAATAATCTTATATATTGATTGCATAACATTATTATAATAAGGGAATATATCTATAGTATCTGGAAAAATAAATTATCACATCAAAATATATAATTATAATATTATAAGTTCACTTGCGCGTTTTTGTATTATTTAAAACTTTTCAACGCCTTTTCAACGCCTTGCAAAGCTTCTTTTGCCGCTTCTTTCTCTAATTACCGGTTCTACGCCATCATTATTTATATGTAAACTAATACCAAGACCTCGCGTTGAAGAATACGAGGATGCTCTTCTTGCCGCAGGCGAGGATGCTCTTGGTGCGGGCGAGGATGCTCTTGTCGCAGGCGAATTTACACTTCTTGTCCATGCTCTTCCTGACGCAGACGAGGATGCTCTTGGTGCGGGCGAGGATGCTCTTGCCGCAGGCGAATTTACACTTCTTGTCCATGCTCTTCCTGACACAGACTAGGATGCTCTTGCCGCAGACGAGGATGCTCTTGGTGCGGACGAGGATGCTCTTTTATTTTGCAATGATATTAGTGTTTTATGAATTAAATCAAGTGTTTGTTTTAATTTATCTTTACTTTTATTATTATTATTATCATCAATAATATATTTTTTTTCAATAATATTATTATAGCGGTATTTGTCTGTATTGCGGCTCATATTCTAATATATTATAAAGATATTTTTAGTTATTTTTTGAAATGGATAATATACATAAGGCAAAAACAATAATAGTTAATAAAGTATTAATGACACGCGAGATAATTAATAGATTAGAGGAGCTATATTCAAACTATCTTGTATATAGAACTATAATTGTATGCGATGATAATAGTCTTGACAAGTATGTCAATATACTTAGAGAGAATAATTATGATAGCTATGTATTGAAAGATTATGAAGCTGTGGTAGATTATGATTCTCTGGATGTAAGGATATTTTTAATAGAAAAGGGGCATTTTATCAAGTTTATTAAGGGGTATATTGATAATAAGGTTAATGTTAATGTTAATATAGATATATATAGATATGGGGCGTATTTTTACAATTCAATTATAATACAATTAGATAATGATAATGATAATGATAATGATAATGAATATGATATCATAGGAGAAACCGAGAGAATTAAGAGTGAATATAAAGTAATATCTAATAATTATGATATTATTATCTAATAATAATTTAGAGGATTATACGATTAGAGGATATTAATATGGCTGCAAAAAAGAGTTTTTTCGGAAGCGATATATTCATTATGGTTTCAATAATATTCTTTTTATTATTGGCTATTGCCGTTTTATTCGCATATAATAAAAATAAAATAATGGAGACTTTTATGGGCGAATCGATGGATAAAAAATATAGAATGGAGTATTATTATATGGACGGTTGCGGACACTGTGAGGATTTTAGCAAATCTGGAGTATGGGAGAAGCTTAATGGAGAATATGGGAATAAATTAGAGTTTAAAAAGTATAATATGAAGGATTGCAAGGACAGATTAGATAAATATGAAATCTCGGGATATCCCACTATTATAATAATAGATAAGAGTCAATCTGAAAAAAAGTTAGAAGAATACAACGATGACAGAAGATACGAGAAAATGAAGGTATTTGTAGGAAAATACGCTGAGATATAGGCATATGTAGGCTTCTATAGGCGTCCTTTAAGTATCCTTAAAAATAAGTATATAAGCCTATTAATAAAACTTTAATATAATAAAGGGTATAAATAAAAATGGGAGGCGGATTGATGCAATTAGTTTTGAAGGGTAATATGAGCGAATATATTACCTTAAATCCGCATATTAATTATTATAAATATGTGCTCAAAAAACATACTAATTTTTCTATGGAAACTATTGTTATTACTTCTACGGGTGATAGCAATATTGGTTTTAAGCCATCTACTTCTGAGTTGCGCGTTAATTTTAAAATAAAGCGTTATGCTGATTTATTATCGGGACTGTTTTTGACATTCAAAATCCCTGATATATACTCAGACAATATATATAAATTCAGATGGGTCAATAATTTGGGCTTCAATTATATCAAGGAAGCGCGACTTAGAATAGGGGTTGTTAATATAGAGACGCTATATGGCGAATGGATGAATATATGGAATGAGCTCACGAGCAAAGATAACATAGAATATAATAAGTTGATAGGGAATATAGAAGAATATACGGCGCCTTTCAATTTCGTTCCAAAATACAGAGTGTTAAATAACAGGCTTTATAATGTTACTTATCCTGTATCAAATTATGTGAAAACGCCAGGAACTCCGAGTATTAAAAAGAGAAAAATACAGGTTCCGCTCAATTTCTGGTTTACCAAGAATCCCTCGCTGGCTCTTCCGTTATTAAAATTAGAGAATAACGAAGTTGAATTAGATATTTATATTAATGATAATGCATTCGAGGGATTATATCAGGTATGGAGTAATATATTGAATACCTATGTGAGCCCGCGAATGTATAATGAGACACATCGCCCTACAGTACCTATATCTATTGCTACATTTGTAAAGCCGAGCGATGTCAATTTTGATGTTAATAATGAGCTATTATGTACCTATGTATATTTAGATAGTACCGAAAGAAGCAGTTTGCTATTGAATACTAACCAGATTAATTATATTATTAATACGGTTAAGAAAACGCAAGCGATTGCATTGAATGATAATCATACGCTAATAGATATAACAAACGCCAATCATCATGTCAAGGAGATTATATGGATCACGCGAAGGAGCGATTCTATCAAAAACTTCAATAATTATACAAATTACACAGGGTCTCACGAATATAGTGAAGGGCTCGGAATATTAGATAGGGCATCAATATTATGGAACAGAGAAATAACGCGCGCGGATTATGATGCGACTTATTATAATCAAATAGAGCCGCATAAATATCATACGAATATACCGAGAACGGGGCTATACTGCTATTCATTTGCTTTATTTCCCGAAAAACAGATTAGCTCGGGTTCTTATGATAATACGCAAATTACTACCTCGTTATCTGTTAATGTAAATCCCGAGGTTAAAGATGATAGTAAATATACATATATTACTAAAACATATAATGATTTATTAAATAGGGTCTATCCGGTCAATTTTGAAATTACTATATATGTCATGGAAATAAATGTCCTAACTGTCCTTAATGGTGGCGCTGGCTTAAAGTTCAGCTAAGCTAGCTGCCAATTATTTTTATATTCTTTGATATAATTAAAGTATCATGGATTTATTTGTTTTGATAATAATAATTGTATTTGTATTTATAATAAAATATTTAATAGATACTATTAACTCTCTCAACGGAGAGATAAGAGAGATAAAAGAAAAATGTATAATTGGTAGCAAGGCCTCAGGAGCCGCCGGTGCGGGAGTGACAGGGATAACATTTACAAAAAACACCGAAAAACCATCTGATAATGTTAATAAAGAGTTAATAAAGACATTAGTATATTTCAAAGATTACTTTGATAATAACAAATAGGTCGTAGGTCATAGGTCGCAGGTCGCATTGTCTTGTGATACCAAAAAGTATATAAATACATATAAATAATATAAGCGTTTATAATTAAATGCCGAGAAAAAGTAAAAACAGCGATGTTAAATCTACAATAGATAAGAAGAAGGGCTTAATGAATACTATTGTAAAAGATGTAGTACTTGTGGAAAACGAGGATATTATATTGCAGTTGCCTATATCCGACAATGATATAAATAAAATAAGTATTACGGATGAATTACTTGAAGCCCCTACACCATATGAGCCTAACTGTTGTTATATAAATGAGACTAACTTTTATAATACAATTCAGGACAATTTGATTAAGGAAGATAATGATAGAGATAGAGATACTAACATAGATTATAATGATAATATTATTAAATCATCAAATAATTGCTATTGGTGTTGTCACGCTATTAAAGACAGGATTTATGGGATGCCCTATAAATATAATATTACTACGAATACTTATATATTGTTCGGGAACTTTTGTTCGCTGGAATGCGCTAATGCTTATAACTTCTCTTCACATTGTGGGAGTGATAAAGTATGGGAGATAAATAGCTTGATACAGATGCTGAGCAAACATTTTGGATGTACTCGCCCGATACGCCCGGCGCCTTCAAGATTTTTGCTGGATATCTTTAATGGCCCTATGAATATTGAGGAGTTTCGCAAAGGTCATCACACGAATGAAAAAACACACCTATTAAATCTACCGCCTATGATAGCAACTACTTACAATTATGAAATTGTAAATACATCCTATCTCAAAAACATTACAGATAATATGAATAATAAAATTGAGGCAAAGAAAAACAAAAAATGATATAAGAACATTGATACAATAAATATTGTGAATTACCCAAATTACTATTGCTATTAAGAATGACGAGTATTGATAATAAATGCAGTGTTTCTGTTGCCGCAAAGGCCGAAGATATAAACTTTTCGCATTATAGAGTTTCTACTATAACTTGTAATGCGAATATTGGCGAGGATATTAATTTAAACTTGAAGATGCTTTTTGAAAATATTGTAATCATAGATAAGGATGATACGGACGGGATTGTATGGGCGCAGTATATGAAGGATGGCGAGGATTTAAATCGCGGGACATATCCCAAGAAGAGGAGGAATAGTAAGAAAAATAAGATGAAGAAAAATAGGTTTGATAACCAGGTTACAATTATATATAAGAACGATAAATATATGCCGAATGTGAAAATATTTAAGAACGGCAATATTCAAATAACTGGAATAAAGGTTGTAGAGGATACTGTCGTTATTGTCAATCATATCATTGCTAATATTAGGAATATCTATGAAGATATTAGTAAGGACATTATAAATAACCGAGAGGATAATTATGAATTGAAATTGAAATATCAGAACTTCAAGATTAGGATGATTAACTCGGATTTCAAGGTTTATTGCGACGATTCTCTCGCGGTTCCATTTGGCTTGAAGAGGCGCGAGATACACAATATATTTATCAGCGATCTATATAATAACAAATGTTCGTTTCAGCCTGGAATATATCAGGGAGTTAAGTTAGAATATTTCTGGAATAAATGCAATGAAAAAAAGAATGGTATTTGTTATTGCCCCAAGAAATGCTATGGAAAAGGAAAAGGAGAAAAAATCGGTGATTGTAAAAAGGTTACAGGGGCTTTGTTTGAGAGTGGGAGCATCTTAATTACGGGCGGCGTATCTTTCGAACAAGTAGATGAGGTATATAAGTATATCTGTACTTTCTTGATTAAACACAAAGATACTATTAAGAAAATCCAACCAACTAATCTTGTAGCTCAAGATATCGCGGTATAGGCTACAAGATCGTTTGGGAGCATCGTGAGCGGCGTGAGCCTTGTAATCGTTTATATTATATTTGTTGTGTGACAGCTGAAATTGTAATTATCATTACGATTGGCTGATGTATATTTTTTATATTTATCGGTATTTATGTGATTATTTCCCGGTCTATTATATGAGGGTATGTGATGGCTTGCATAAAAATGCGAGGCATACACGGCAGCATCAGGTTCAGCTGGAGGCATTTTATAACTATTGCCCCAGGGTTTTTTGTCAAATAAGACATCGCCAGTATATAACCCGGCATTTTTTGGCTGAGGAGGGACGGGAACATTATGGCTATAATCTAATTCAGCATATTCTAATTCTTTTTTCATTATTCTATATATAAAATAGATATTATTATATAAAGATAAAATTGATAATTAATTTAAAATAATATGAGTTCTGAAAGTTCTGAAAGAAAGAGAAGAAAGGTTGCTGATTTTGTAAAAGATGGTATGGAAACTGCAGATATAAAAGCGATGGTTCAAGATATTGTATTGTATATGACAGAGAACAAGGCTAAACATTCATCCCACGAGGAGCTATTGAATGAAATGAAAAAATCAATTGAGGGAATCTTATTTTTTGAAGAGAGATATCCTATGTTATATGCTATGGTTACAAAAGAGGAAGGCTTTGAATATAGTAGCCTTGAATATTTTTTAGAGATGCGAGAGAAAATTGTAAATAACCAATTAACATCAGAACAGGCTTCAAAAGTAGTAGGCCAAGTATGGTTTGATAAGTACTATAAAAAACCGGATGGCGAAAAATAGCCGACGAATCCAAAGGGGGGTGTAAAACATAATCAGTCAA